GTAAGTATATTCCTATGAGACCTTACGAATGGAAAGATAGAGTTAATGTTACTGTCCAGGTAGGATTAGGAACAGGATCAAAAGAACAACAACTCATTCTTCTTAACGCTATATTGGAACGTCAAATGCAAGCAATAAACTTACAACAAAATGTATTTGGTCCAATGGTTAATCTTAGGAATGTATATAATAGTTTAAAGAAACTAATAGAGAACGCAGGACTTAATGGAATAGAACCCTATTTCATGGATCCTGACGTAGGTGCAGCTCAAATGCCTCAGTTGCCACCTAAACCACCAACTGAATTTGAAAAAGTTACATTAGCTCAAGTACAAGGTGAAAACCAACGTGCACAATTAAATGCGAATGTAACACTAAAAGAAATTGAAGGTAGAATGAGACAACAACTACTTGACTTCGAAATAAAGATTAAAGAATTAGAACTTAAATACGGATCTAAGATAGATGAGCTTGAACTTAAGCGTAGATCTATGTTAGAACAAACTGATCTTGCTAAATCTGGAGATTTAATGAAAGAGATAGTAAAAGGTCAACAACAATTCTTTAATGATGGACAAAAAGGAAACGCAAATCAGGGAGGGAAAGCGAGCCCAGGTGCTCCTAAACGATCCCCTACTGAAACAGGCATTTGAAGATCTCCTAGAAACTTATAAGCAGGAGATTTTCCACACAAGTTTTGCTGACGATGAAAAACGTAGATCCCTTTGGATGGCATATAATATGCTAGATAAAATCAGAGGACATTTACAGACTATCATGGAAAGCGGAAAACTAGCTCAAAAAGATCTTGAGCTTTTAAATAAGAGCTAACCTTTTCAAGGAGCTCGTTACACGTCAACCAACAAGGAGGAACGTTACAATGGCACAAGAACAAACTGTTCAAGGTGCTGCTAAAAAAATATCTGGACTTCTGAATCCTAAAGAAGGACAAACAGAACCAGAGAAAAAAGAAGCAGTCCCTTCAGAGCAACCTCAAGAGATCAAAGAGGAACCTTCAAAAGAGAGTCAATCAAAGTCTGAAGAAACTCCAAAAGAAGAAGCTACTGAAAAACCCGACATCGAAGAAGAAACGCAAACAGAAATAGATGAACCCGAACTCCACCGAGTAAAAGTACAAGGTCAAGAGTTAGAGGTTAGCATTGATGAGCTGAAGGCAGGATATTCTAGAGACTCGGATTACAGACAAAAAACTCATACTTTAGGTTTAGAGAGAAGAGATCTTGATACCCAAAAGGAGAGTTTTCGTCAATCTTATGATACTCGTTTATCAGAACTAAACGACTTGATTTGAACTGCTGATGGTTTCGTCAGACAACAACAAGGTAGTAAGGATCTCCAAAAACTTTATGATGAAGATCCCACAGCTGCAGCCCGACTGGATTACCAGTTAAGAGAACAAGAAAGGCAGCTAGATGGAATGAAGTCTAAAGCACAGGAGGCTTATCGTAAACAATATGATGAGTACGTTACTGCCCAAAGAGACTTAGCAGCGGCTAAAATACCAGAGTACAGCGATCCTAATAAAACCGACCAATTCAAAACTAACATGCGTACAACGCTTAGAGGTTATGGATTTAATGATGGTGAAATTGGGAGTCTGGCTGATCATCGAATGTTAATGGTGATTAGAGATGCTATGAGTTATAAATCTGTTAAAGATAAAAGACCCATAGCCCAGAAGAAGGTAGCTAACGCACCTAGAGTTGTAAAATCTGGAGTAGCCAAATCAAGTTCAAGTTCAGGTAGAGAGGGAATAAGAAATAAAATCGGTCGATTAAAGAAAACTGGACATCTTAAAGATGCTCAGAACGCTTTGCTTGACATGATGAATCTTAAATCTCAACAACAAAGGAAATAAAACAATGGCACAATTTAGTGATACGTTCGACACGTATGATTCCATTGGTGAACGTGAAGATCTGTCGGATGTTATTTATAACATCTCACCAACGGACACGCCTTTTCTTAGTTCTGCAGCTAAAACAAAATCAACTGCAGTTCTACATGAATGGCAAACAGACTCGTTGACAGCAGCAGTTACAGACAATGCTGTAATCGAAGGAGACCAAGTAACTATAGATGCTATTTCTGCAACAACTAGATTATCTAACTCTTGTCAAATTTTGGACAAGGCTATCTGTATTACAGGTACGCAAGAAGCAGTAGATAAAGCTGGTAGAGCATCTGAAATAGCTTATCAAATAGCTAAAAAAGCAAAAGAACTTAAAAGAGATCTAGAAAGTTCTATTTGTTCTAACAATGCTGAAGTAACAGGTTCAGCAACAGCAGCAAGAGTAATGGGTGGCTTAAGATCATGGGTCGCTACTAATGACGTAATGGGAACTTCTGGAACATCTGGTGGCTTAGGTAATACTGCAGCTGGCAATGGTACTCAAAGAGTTTTCACAGAGTCTCTCTTGAAATCTGTAATTAAATCAGTATGGAATGCTGGTGGAAATCCAACTATGATTATGGTTGGTCCTTTCAATAAGCAAAAATTGTCAGGTTTTACTGGTAATAGTACTAGATTTGATGCAGGTGCTGATGCAACTTTATACACATCAGTAGATGTTTACGCTTCTGACTTTGGTCAACTACAAGTAGTACCTAACAGGTTCTCTAGAGATAGAGATGCTTGGGTATTAGACATGGATTATTGGGGAGTAGCTTTCTTAAGAGACTTCACAATGCATGATATTGCAAAAACTGGAGACGCAGACAAAAAACAATTGCTTTTAGAGGCAACTCTAGAATCAAGAAATGAAGGTGCTTCAGGCGTTGTAGCAGACGTAACAACTAGCTAATAATTAGCACATGGATAGGCGGGTAACCTCAAATCTACTCGCCTACCACTATAATAACATTGAAGTCTTGAGAGGGGTTAAAGGCGGAACAATGAAGGAATAACATGAGAACATTAAACGACTATTTTATAACAGCTAAAATCGCTGACATTAGTACAGCATCATCAACATTTGTTGCTGTACCTGATGGAGGCAAAGTAATTAAAATTTTTACAGCACTTCAAGGTGCAATTGGTACAGCTAACGGAGCAATTACTTTTGAAATTGGTGGTACAGCTATGACTGGCTCTGCAATTACAGTAACACAATCTGGATCTGCTGCTGGTGATATTGATACATCAGAACCAACAGCACTTAATGAAGTTTCTGAAGGTGGATCTATTGAAATGATTACAAGTGGTGCACCCTCTAATACAATTGTATTATACGTAACATTTGTAATAAGAAGATAATTAATTTGGATAATGTTCCTGGAACGTTCTGGGAACATATCCTAAACAAAAGGAAAACAAAACATGAACTATGGATTAAGACATGGAACACATCAGGTACTAACTTCAGGTTCCAGCTCAAGTGCAAGTTCTGCATTTGCAGACGGATCTGAATATATTAGGGTAGTAAGTACTATTGCTTGCCATATAACTATCGCTGTATCCCCTACCGCAACCACTTCTACACAATTATTACCTGCTAGTGAAATTGAAATTATTAAAATTTCAGCTGGTGAAAAAATTGCTGTACTTAGAATTGGTGGTTCTGATGGAAAATTACACGTTACTGAATTATCAGAGTAATGACAAAGGTAAGAGCAACCGAATGGAATGCTGATGCTACTAAGACTCGTTATATACAAGAGTCTGATGGTAAATTAACTATTAATAATCAGCAAAACCTAAATCCTTTAATGGAAAGAAATAAGAAACTTTATACTCAAAATGATGGCTATACAGCCTCAAGAGATATGAGACGGATTGCTAGTGTACCTCCAATTATGCTACAAATTTGGGCTAAAGAATATAATGGTACTCGTAATTGGTGGGCTTTACCTAAAGAAATACAAAAGAAAATAATGAGAACTAAACTAAATAGTAATGAGTTTAGATATTTCAAAACTTCAGAAGGATCTTTATAATGGCAATATCAACGTATACAGAATTAAAAGCATCAATTGCTAATTGGTTAAATAGAACTGATTTAACCGATGAGATAGCTGATGACTTCATTAAACTTACTGAAGCAGATTTTAATGCTAAGTTAAGAATAAGACAGATGGAACAGATTGATACTGTTACTATTGACGAAGAAACTGAGACTGTACCAACAGGATTTATTTCTGTAAGGTCATTTTATCTTTTATTATCTAGTACAAAATATCCACTAGAATATATTACACCCCATAACTTATTTGAATTAAGAGGTGGTTCAAGAACTGGAAGACCTCGTTCTTATACAATAGAGGCAGATAATGAAACCGAACAATTCAGATTTGGTCCTAAACCTGATACTACTTATACTGGTTACTTATCATATTACAAAAATATCGCAGCTCTTAGTTCTTCCAATGCAACCAATTATATTTTAGACAAACATCCTGGAATCTATTTATATGGAAGTCTTTATCATTCATCTAATTTCTTAGGAGGAATGGATCC